GTCTGAGGATGTGCGCGTTCGACCTTCGCATCGCAAGATGGATCACGTCCTGGTGCTGTGGAGTGATCCGCCGTCGCCGGAGATGCTTGCACATGTCAAGTCTCAACTGGGGCATTATCATGCTGGACAGTCGCCAAATTGCTTTACCGGAGATACGCGGGTAAGCCTAGCCAATGGTTGCCGAAAACTGTGGCGTATGCAGTACACAGGAGACATGATAACGATTGCCGTCAGAGGGGCTAGTTTTAGAGTGACACCGAATCACCCAATACTCACCATTGATGGCTGGAAGCCCGCATATCTTCTCAATATAGGCGACCACCTGATCCAAACATGGAACGATGCACTCTCGCGTCTTGAATCCGACGAAAATAATCTGCATCCCTCTTTTCAGGAGCTTTTCGAGGCGAACTCCCCCCTCATCGAAGTCTTGTCTCCCCTTGGTTTTGACTTCCACGGCGACCGTCCCAAAGGCGATGTCGAGCAAATATCCTTCGCAGACGACTTGGGGATGCGCGTCGAAATGCCTAGATCGGAGAGCGAAAAGCAATTCCCGTTCTCCATCCCCTATAGCGGGATTAGGTGCACCGGACAGAGCATCGGAACGCATGTTAGCAGCTCTCTTCGCTCTCCCAGCGGCGAGCCATTTTCGGCGAGTTTCAACGGGGGTTCTAGCCATTCTCCCGACCATGACCTCGCTTTTAGTACGCAAACGGATACCATGCTTGCGAAGTCGTTTGACGATGGTAAGACGGTCAACCCCAAAGGATTCGGCGATACTGACCGTTGTTTCTCCGGACTGATACCGAGTGGAGATCTCGTCAACGGGGAGCAGGATAAAATTGTTGGCTCCAAACCCTTTATGCGGGATTGGGATGCCCTTCTCCCTGAGCCTCTTGCTGAGTATGTGAGGGGCAACGCCGACCTGCTTCGCAATAGCGCAGAGTCTCATCTTCCCTACAAGTTGCGCCGCATCGTCGATAAGGCTGTCAGCAGTTTTAGTGGTCACGTCTATACTCTCCAGTCGGACAACGGTTGGTATTGCGTCACGTCTGCATCTATCATATCACAAAATTGCAGATGCGACGCCAACGTAATTGTTGACCTCGATCAGGTCGATTGGCCGCACAAGGTGTACTCACGCGGCTCGATCACCCGCATGGGCCGCGCACGGTTTCTGAAGCTAATCCACGCATGAAAGGATAGCGGGCATAGACCCAGAGCAAGGATGCGGCCTCTACGGGGGCCGTTTTCTTTTGTGCTTGACACGCGAGTACGGAATGGGATACGGTGGTAAATGCGTACCATCGCAATGCTTGGGAAGTAGCGATGCAGGCCGGGAACCCCGTAGTCCTCATATTTGCCCCGGTAGAGTCTGAGGAGTGACTCAAGCTGGCAGCCGGGAAAGACCGGCACTATTTGGAGGATCATGCGTAAAGTAGGCAATCCAATCACAATCCGCATCGACGAATCCTGTCTCGCCATTGCAACCAAGCTGGCGAAGAAACGGGGTACGACGATACGTGGCTATCTGCGCGGAACGCTTGAGACCGCCCTACGGGGCAACGCAATCTTCGTTCACAACGTAACTCCGCAACAGGCCGCAGAGCTTACGGCAGAGTTTGAGCGCATCTTCGGCGGCGCGGGAAGAATCACGGAAGCGAAATAATGGGAAGAACGGAATTTGTCATAGAAAAAGCTGCCCATGCTGGCAATCGTGAGATGGTCCGAGCTACCAGATATGACGGTAGGAACGCAGTGGCAAAGGGATGGTTTGAACTTTACCGTTTGCAACCCGATAGCCCGACTGGCATTGATTCGATTATCAAACTACTTATTACGGAGGCGAAGTGAAGCCTACTCCCCTGCTCATCCTTAGCGACTCTGTGACCTCAACGTCTGGCCTTGGTCGAATCACGCGCGATCTTGCAACGCGAATACACGAGACGATGCAAGACACGTTCCGCGTGGCGACAATCGGCTACGGCGGGACGGGAAGTTGCAAGTTGGGGTTTCAGCAATACTTCATCCATGAGATCAATCAGTGGGTTGTGAAGGAACTCCCCGCCGCGTGGAAGGACTTTGCCGGAGATGAGCATGGCATCTTACTTGTCATTTGGGATGCGTCCCGTCTGCTGTGGCTATCGCAGCCGGAGCAATACTGCCAGATTCCGGCCCTGCGTGAGTTCCTGATGAGCAAGCCATTCGACCTATGGACATACTCGGCAATCGACGCTGAGGGGCCAAACGGGAAGCTATCGACCGCGCTCAAGTTGGTGCTGGAAGGCTTCGACCGGGTACTTACCTACAGCGAATGGTCTGCGCGAATTGTGGAGCGAACATTGGATGGCAATAGCAAGATTGATTCGCTTCCCCACGGCATCGACACGTCTGTCTTTTATCCCCGGATGCGGGACAAGGCGCGGCGAAAGTTCGGCGAGATTGTGTTGGGGCAGGACTTCGCGGTTGAAGATGGCAAATTCCTGGTCGGAATTGTGGCGACGAACCAGCCTAGAAAAGACTGGGCAACAGGTATAAAAGCCGTAGAAACCCTTACGAAAACCGAAGATACGCTACTCTGGATTCACACGGACACGATGGAGCGAGCGAACGGCTGGTCTATCTCGACGCTGCTGCACGATTACGGCATCAATACGCGAACGATCATCACGCAAGGCAACCTGAGCGATGAGCAGATGGCTTGGGCGTATTCAGCTTGCGACGTTACGTTCGGGATTGGACTCGGCGAGGGATTTGGATTCCCGATCTACGAATCGCTTGCTTGCGGTACGCCCTGCATCCATGGCAGCTACGGCGGGGGTGCCGAATGGTTGCCCGATGAGTTCAAGATCGAACCACGCGCTTACCGTGCGGAGGGGCAATTTGCATCGCTCCGCCCCGTCTACGACTCATCGCAATGGGTTGAGGCTGCGCTACGTCTGCGCTGCAAGACAGCGATGCTACCGCCAGAACTGGCATGGTCGAATCTCTGGCCGCGCTGGTCGAAGTGGCTGAAGGATGGAGCGAAATGAAAACCGCTGCTTTGATGCTCTGCTACAACCAAACACCTGAGCAGTTGGAGTTGACGAAGGACTCACTGGCATCGGTGCTTTATCAGGATGCGCCAGTTGATATTGTTGCGGTTGACAACGGGTCTACCCACGGAGAAACACTGGAATGGATTTCCGGGATGCCGGGGTTTGGAGTTTCAATAGTCCTCAATCCGAATAACCTCTCCCCTATAAAAGTTGCTAACGACATGATGGGAGTTCTATTTGAAGATCGTGGGTACAATGCCATCCTCGGCGTCGCAAATGATGTAATCCTGCCACCGAACCTCCTGAGCGAGATGCTGAAATGCCCGCGTGGAATCGTGACGGCATCGCAGACGGAAGATCGCGGGTTCCCTCTATTCGACCATGCGCGGGCCGTGAGCGAGAATACCCCGATGGCCGTCATGCTCACGCGCCGATGGGTCTATGACGCGCTGGTAGCGAAAGACGACTATTTCTTTGATGAGGGTTTCTTCAACTATGCCTCAGACTGCGACCTTGCCCTGCGTCTAGCAGCTTGCGGGATTCGTGGCGTTCAACTCGATATGCAGTATTACCACTACGGGAGCGCATCGCATCGGCTGGCTCCGCCAGAATCAGGGGCAGCGCAACGGCACCAGGCGGATGCCGACCGTATCTACTTTGAGAAAAAGTGGGGATTCCGTGTTGACTCTCTCGAATATGGACAGCGACCAGCAGACCCAAACTTTCGCGGATAGCGTAACTATCTTGATTCATGCTTGCAATATCCTTATTGCGTTGAGAATCGAAGACTCACACGGTCGCTGAAAAAGTCGGTGTGCTAATCTTTTCTTGTGCCACTGACTTCCAAAGGTCGGGTAATTGAAGCCGCAATGTCCCGCGAGTATGGGGAGAAGCGTGGCAAGTCAATCTTCTACGCCAGCCGCAACGCGCACAAGATAAGCGGAGTTGATGCGGAATCAAGCAAGGACGCATCCCCTCCGCAACGCCTGAGCTACTACGCCAGCCTGCTCCCCGGCAAGGAAAACCAGTTTGAGACTCCCGGCGAAGGCTACCGGATATACAAGAATGTGCCGATTGCACGTACCGGATCGCAGCAGTATCTTGGCCGCGAAATCAAGAAAAACCCCGGATACAAACCCGAATGGGGCATCGAAGATGATGAGATGGTCACGGTCTACCGCCCCATCGAAGAGGTCACTGCACCGGAAACACTCGCATCGTTTGAGGGCAAGTCTGTTCTTGACGAACATCCTGCCGATCCGCAAATTCTGGTTGATGCGCTTGATGAATATGAAGGCGTGAGTAAGGGGCATGGGCAGAATGTCCGTATCGGAGAAAAGATTACCGAGGGCGAGTTCGCAGGCGAGACTCCGCTGCTCGCCGATCTTCACGTCAAGCATCCCGATCTGAATGTCAAGGTCGATAACGGAGTGCGCGATGTGTCGTGCGGCTATACGTTCCGACTCGGCAAAGATGAAGCAGGCCGCTACATTATGACGCAGATTCGGGGCAATCACATTGCCATCGTTCCCAAAGGACGGGCGGGGTCTGACGTTGGAATCAAGGACGCAAAACCGGAGTCTGATACTATTCTCGTAACAAGGAGAACCACCATGTCGAACCGAATTCTCGTTGCACTCGGACTTCAGGCAGCTATCAAGGACGCAAGTCCAGAGGATGCAGCCAAGATGGTTGACGCTCTCAAGGACGCGGACGAAGAGAGCAAGAAGGAAGAGCGCGAAGCCAAGGAAGCTAAAGACAAGGCTGCGCGGGATGCTGCGGCGCGTGACGCCGAAGACGAGCAAGAGACGGCGGAAGAGAAGAAAGAGCGTCTCGAAAAGCGCAAGGCTGCGAAGGACAAAGCGGCCAAGGACAAGGCAAAGGACGAGTTCGGTGACGACGAGATGACGGATGCCGAGAAGGAAGAGGAAGAGGAGCGCGAGAAGAAAGAGGCCAAAGACAAGGCCGCTCGTGACGCTGAGGGCGCGATTGTTCTTCCGCCCGACGAACACTCCAAGTCCGACTTCTCCACCGGCGACGCCGCCGACCTGCTCAAGATGCTCAAGCCCGTTGTGGCTCGCTCTGGCAATAAGGGCGCGAAGGATGCCTACGTCAAGCTCAACAAGCAGATTGGCGACCTTGCATCCGGCGTGAAGGATGGTGCGCCCGATCCGTTCATCATGCTGACCCGAATCGTTCCCGAAGGGGGCATCGGAGACAGCGATCCAGAGCCTGCAATGTTCACGTTCTTCAACGGCAAGTCCTACGCCGATGGACTGAAGGCGTATAACGATTATCAGGTCGCTCGCGCGGCCCGTAAGTAAGCACAAGGAGAACCATCATGCCTGCAAGCATCATTCCGGTAACTGGACTTATCCTCGGCCCCATCGGGTCGATCTCGCAGACCGACTTCCCGATCACTACGCCCCGCCTCATCAATCCGACGGATACGCTGGTGCCGAACTTCGGCGATGCGCTTGTGCTGAACTCGAACAACACCTATTCGTCCGTGGCGCAGTACATCACACTGGATTCGAGTTCTGTGACCGGGACAACGCCTATCGCATTCGCCCAGGCCAACGTCAAGACGAACACCTACTATCCGACGAATGGCAGCGGCATGGGAACTATTGCCAACAGCGGCAACTATCCCGCTGGGTCTGAGGCTGATGCTCTGACGCGCGGCACTATCAACGTGGCAGTTCCCTATGGGACTCCCGCCGGTGCCGGTGCTGGGGTGTATATCCGCACGGCGACCAGTGGCAGCTATCCGAATAGCTGGATTGGTGCTGTTGAAGGTCAGTCTTTGACCGGCAATGTTCTGATGACGAACGGGGTTGTCTTCAAGACCGGCATCCTTTCGACCGATTCAGCGACCGGGCAGATTACCGCGCAGGTCACAATTCTCAACCGCCTGATCCCGTAACACTGGAGCCAAACGATGAACTCGAACGAACTGTACCTCTCGACACCACGCCGCGCCATTATCGACCCTGAGACGGAAGCACTTGCCAAGTCTCCGACATACCTGCGGAATCTGTACAAGCTCCGCATGCATGGGGCGGATTCGCTGGGCGTCAAGGACGCATCATCGACCGGGCAAATCTTCCTCCAATCGCAACTCAACAAGCCCGATCCTCGGCTGCACATGCCGCTGGAAGGGCATACCTGGTTCCGTGACGTTCCGCTGATGAATGGCGGCGGGTGGGTTGACACCGAGACGGCTGAGTTCGTCGATGTGTTCTCGCCGAACACGGACGGCACGGGAGCAGCGTCGAATGACATCGGCGTTGTGAATTTCAACCGTTCGCAGGATGTCTACCCGACCTACGCATGGCAGCGTTCGATCCGCATTCCGCTGGTCGAATCGCTCCGTTTGGCGCAGGCCAACAAGTCGCCGAATGACATTCTGGACAAGGCCGTGCGGACGGACTGGAACAAGACCCTCGACCGACGCGTCTATCTCGGTCGTGAGGCCAATCAGGGGCTGCTCAACAGCAACGTCACTGGCGTTGTCAATCAGCAGATTCAGGCTGGCGCGGCGGGCGGAAACTATCTCTGGTCGGCAAAGACCCCGCTGGACATCTTCAATGATTTCCAGTATTCAGCACAGACCACATGGGCGAACAGCGGCTACGCTCCCGATGCCGTCCCTGATCGCTTCCTTGTCCCGGCCTCCCGCTGGACTTACCTGTTGCAGCCCATGACTCTCCCAACAACTGGAACCAGCGGCGGAGCAGCCACCACAATCCCGGCGTTCGCCAACGTCCTTGAGTACATCAAGGGCAACTACTGGGGGCTGTCGATCAATGGCAAGGTGCCTGAGATTGTTCCGCTTCCCTACTGGGCGGAGACGATTGGCGGAGCGAGCCACAACGCATCGGCGCAGCTTACCAGCTACGTCTTCAATGACGACTTCCTGAACTTCGGCATCTTGCAGGACATTCAGCGCATGGGTGGCCCGTTGAGCCTTCAAGACGGCGCGTTCGTCGCCACCTACATTGCCAACACCGGCATCGTTCGCGTTCTGCGTCCGACCACGATCATGTATCAGTACGGCATCTAACAGCGCGTCACCTTTCCTCCGGGGCAGGGGCCAATGCCTCTGCCCTATTTTTCTAGGAGTCATCAATGCCATCCTTCCCTACACAGAACATCGACCAGTTCTACATGACGATCTATGGGGGATATGGCTACGATGGGTGCGACGTTGGAGGATTCGGCATACCGGGATGGTGCCAGTGCAACGCCTTTCTGGGGTTGGCATCTGGTGTCCCTACAGGTACGAATCCCCCCTACACGGTAAATGACTTTCTGGGCATCTATCCCAAATTCTTCGGTGCGCCCGCGCTTATCTCTGCCACTCTCACATCGGGATCGCCGATTATCACTGTGGACTCGACCGCAACGGGACTCTCCGCCGGTCAGTTGGTGACGTGTCAAGGGCTGAATGATGGAACGGTAATCAAGACAGTAATCATACCGGAAATTACCGTCTCCTCGAACGCAACAGCATCTGGCGCGGTGACGCTTTCGGTGTATGAAGCGCAGTTGGTTCCACTTGCGGTGATGCAACTCTATCTCAACATTGCAATCGTCTCCATCATGCAATCGCGCTGGCGTGAGCAGTGGGATCTTGGCATGGCTCTCTACATCGCGCATTATCTGACGCTCTATTGCCAGACTGAAGGCAATCAGCAGAGTACGGCGAATCAGATTGTGGCGAATAGCTTGCAGGCCGGTATCACCATCTCGCAGGGCGCGGACGGGGTTTCGCAGGGATTGCAGGCAATCAAGGCCGTGGACAACTGGGCCTCTTGGTCGCTTACGCAGTATGGCGTTCAACTGGCATCGCTGGCGCGAGTCGTTGGTTCCGGCCCTGCTTACTTTCGGAGGTAGCGTGTTTGGATGTTCCTTCAGTTCGAGCGGCCCCGGCATGGCAGAGATTCATGCGGGCATCGCTGCGATGAATGGCGCGGACGCGCTGGTAGGTATTCCAGAGGGAGATGATCGGCAGGACGCGTTGAAGCTACGCGCTATGGCAATGGCATTGTCGAAGAAGGGAACACTGACGAAGAAGGCCCGCAAGTTCCTCCGCGCCGCACAGAACCCGATCTCGAATGCCGAGTTGCTATTCATTTTCTCTAATGGAAGTCCGTTGCGCGGGCAACCTCCGCGTGTCGTTATCGAGGCTGCAATCGAGGCCGATCCGACGAAGGATTTGATTGCAAAGGAACTTGCGGCGGCTTCAGTAGCTGCGTTGAATGGTGACGAATCGGGCATGATGGAGCATCTTGACCGCGCCGGACAGATTGGCGAGAGCGCATCGAAGGCTTGGTTTACCGACTCGCGGAATGGATGGCCGCAGAATGCTCCATCCACGATTAGAGCAAAGAGCGGGAAGTCAGTTATGGGGCCGGTTGGTTTGGTGGGAATGGATGCAAGTCTTGACGCAATGAACACTCCCGGCATTGACACGGGCCAGATGCGGAGAGCAATCACACACATTACCGAGACTGGCGGCGGAGTGCATGAGGGCAATCTTGCCGAACAGGAACGCGACGGCGGAGTAGAGGAATCTTCGGCTCAGATCGCAGATGGGGTCGAGGCCGGAACTGAGGCCGTTGGCGAGGGCGTAGAAGCCGGAGCGGAAACCGCTGGAGAAGCTCTTGAGGGGATCGCGGAGGTCGCTGCGCTCTAATGCCTACCATCTCACTTACGCGCGTTGCCAACAGCCCTGCATTCGCGCAGGCGTACACCGTCAACCGCTCAACAGGGTCGTTTCAGCAGGGCGGCTATGTCTCGGTCACGACTGCGATTCCTTTCTGGGGCATCATCCAACCGGCCACAGAAGAGGACTTGGCACAAGTTCCCGAAGGAGACCGCGCAACCGGCATGATGGGATTTATCTCAGAGTTGCCAATGTACAAGACTCGCGCAGAAGGAACCACATCGGGTATTGGCGACACGATTACATGGGACGGGCAGTTGTACCGCGTCGTTGCGGTCACGAAATGGAAGGATTTTGGATTTAACAAGGCCATAGCAGCGAGGTTGAGCGGTGAGTAGTTTCTCGGTTCCCGGCGTAGGTACGATGACCAGCACTGGACTGACTACGGCCCAGATGCAGGTTCTATGGCAGGGTATCGTTCTACAGTGCCTCGGCATCACGCCCAGCGGCCCCACAGACGCCACAGCCTACTCTCAGGTACGGATAGACTGGCCTACACCCGGACAACCCGCCTGGGCGATTACAGACGATATTGCCTTCGTCCGAGCGGTTGAGGTTCCCGATGCCTACAATACGGCGCACGAGATTCAGCCGAACGCGACGCAAGGCTTGACGTTTCCCGAAGCGACAATTTACACGCGGGTTTGGGAACTGGGCTTTGTCTTCTATGGGCCGAACAGTTTTGACCGCGCTCGACAGGTCAAGTCATGTCTATATCAGGATTTCGTGCATGATACCCTTGAGGCATCGAATCTGTATCTCGATATGGTCATTGGCACGATACGACGGACGCCGGAGTTGTTTCAGAATCAGTGGTGGGAGCGCTCCGGTTTCTCGGCAAGAATGAACGAGCAGGTTACGGATACATTGACGAAACAGACCATCCAAAGCTCCGAGATCATTCTCGAAGACGAGGCAGGTATAATCACAGATGTAACGGTCGAACTGTAGGAGAAAACAGCATGGCGACTCAACCTCTACCGCTCTCAATCCTCTGCGATGCCAGCGTTTCAGTGACTCCCGGCGGAGTGTCCCTCCCGCAGTTCAATCAGGGAGTGGTTGTTGGCAACAGCGGGCGCATCCCCTCGCAGGGAACAAATGGACGCTGTGTGCAGTTTGCCAGCGTCGCCGCGATGACATCCTACGGATTTCAGCCGACCGATCCTGAGTTGATTTCCGCTGGACTGTACTTTGGACAGTCTGCACCGCCCGTAACTCCGCCTGAATATGTCTGGGTTGGATGCCAAGACGCGACGGCCATCGCAGCGATCACGGTTGACTCTGGTTCAGCGGGTACGGGATGGGCACTGCACGATACCTTCCTCATCACGCAATTGAACGCCTCATTTGGCTATGGGCAGGTCACGGGCGTCAGCGGAGGGGCTGTAACCTCTGTGGCGTTCATTTCGGGGCGTCAGGGCACCGGGTACAGCATCGCAAGCGCACTTCCTACTGTCCCGCAAGCACCTAGCACCGGAGTCGCTCTTGAGGTCAATATAACGGCCATCGGTGAGACTCCGCTACAGGCAATCACTGCTTGCCGCGTGGCGCAACCGGCATGGTACGCCGCAATGAGTACGACGGCGACGGATGCAGACGACGTTGCAATCGCTCTGTATGCACAATCGGCAACTCCGGCCATGCAGTACATCTACGGGACACAGAGCGCAACAGCGTTGGTTGGCTCGGTTGGCAACGTCTTCTCGCTCATCAAAGCGGCAAACTATAGCCGCGCACACGGTGCTTACTCAACCGTGCAAGGCGGACTCGCACCAAACAATCAGTACATCGCAGCCGCCATTGCAGGCGTTGGTATGGGCCTGAATACCGGAGCACCCAACTCGGCATTTTCTCTTGCAGCCAAGACGCTAACCGGCATCACGGTTGAGCCGTTGACACAGGCGCAAATCGCCGTCTTTGCCGGTACGCCTGGACTTGGATTCGGCAACAACGGCAACAGCTACAACAACTATGCCAACAGCTACGACTACTACTATCAGGGAGTCAATGGCAACGGCATGAACTTCGCTACCGTTCTCGGCCTCGATATGCTGGCGGCGGATGCGCAGATTTCCGTTCTCAACGTCCTGCAATCCCTCGCATCCATTCCGCAAACGGACGGTGGCCAGGCTCTCATCCTCAACGCTGTTCGCGGAGCTTGCAGCCGTGCCGCAAATCGTGGATTCATCG